TTAATAATTGTATTATATACTATTTTGTATGGAATGTCAAGTTCCATTCTTTATTTATATTGAGAAAATTCTGTAAGCTTTCTCAATATCAAGTTCCTCACACAACTCATCTTTGGTTATATAAGATACATTTTTTTCATCAAACTTAACAGTAGAATCTACCAGATAAAATTCAGTTCCATATAAAGAATACTCTCTGAATACTGCTTTCATTTGATTGTACCAATTGTCTTTACTAAAACCTTTTGCTGTAGCTGGTAGATAATTTTCAGTGTCCTTGTACAAATTATTCAATAAAGACTGCTGGTCACTAAGATCAAATCCTAATACATAAACTTCTTTAGCACCATAATTACATGCAAGATGCATTGCAGTATTACCAGCAGACCAGCCTACAGGATAATCAATAGGAACTATCATATCATCATCATTTACATAGGTAATCCAAACCCCAATATCCTTGTTCATTTTTAGTTGTAAATCATCCATATCCAAGTCGGGTTTCATTTTAATAGCAAGTTCAATTTTCTCTTGCAATGTAACAGGGTCTTTACCTGTTACAACACACTGGTCTGTTCTATTTTTACTTCTATGAATAAATGTCTCTGGAATGTCATATCCCATAAACATCGTATCTGCAATTGAAGCTGGTATAATACTCCAATTTGAAAAATAACAAACACCTTGCTCTGGCCATTCCGGTTGTTCTAAACAATAACCCGAATCATAAATTTCCTGTTGCATGGCATAATCAATAGCAACAAGACCATCAACATAACCATCACGATAGATTGCATTACAACCCCATACATGAACATCAACAGCTAATCTATATTCTTTTGGTACAAACCATGCTCTAGATTCACCATTACCTATGACAAGAGCTCTACCCTTCTCGTAATGCTCGCCAGGAGGCGGGGAAGAGTTTCCTTGCATACTTGTCGATATCCCATCCAACATTTTGTGTTTCCTTCTGTGCATCTGGTTTGCATCGTAAATTACATACTCTTGCAAACGCATATAATGTACCACTCCAATACCATTCTGTATACATGGATTGAGGCAAAACCATTCTTGCCATTTCTGGTGCAATACCCAAACTCAACATATTCTCATAGCACTGTTTGGCAAACTTATGTGCTGGAGAAATACTATACTTTACCGTTTCTTCTGATGAACCTTGCTTCTTATCCTCTGCTGCAAGTCTCCATTCTTTAGGCTCATAAAATTCAACTTCTGTATCAACATAACGTCTTGACACTTCATTCCATGTCAGCCCTATCTGATGCTTTACTAATTGTCTTGCAACAAATACAGGAGCCTTGATATGGAACTGCATTGATGCATGGCCAAAGGGACTCCAGTGATTGTGTTTTGCAAGATAATTTATCAGTCTAGTATCATTCTTCTCATCAAATTCTTCATGAACTTTTGCGAAAGAAACACGAGCAGCATTTACTATTGACAAATCACTGCCCATGTGATCTATTAGGTCTACCTTCATTTCACCTGATTTTCTTTCAGATATTTTATCACAGCCTCCCTGTGAGATTTCTTTTTAAGACCAGAAAACATCATCTTAGTTCCTTTCATATATTTTCTTGGTTTCTTTAAAAATTTATCCAAGGTGCAATCATTCCAAATTATATCAGAATTCTTCATAGGTTTAGAATATTTAAATCCTATTACGGAACCAGCCTTCTTGTCAAATATATTTCCCAAAGGTGGGCCGATCTTGGTCTTTGTAAAGGAATGGCAAGATACACATCTCTTAAAAACCTTCTCACCACTTACTTTGTTATCAGCATGTGCAACACTTATTAACATCAATACTGACAAAATAATTATTATCTGTTTCATATAATTTCCTAACTAAATGGTGCCGGAGGGAAGATTCAAACTCCCGACCTGATGATTACAAATCAACTGCTCTATCAGCTGAGCTACTCCGGCAAACCATTTATCGACTCTGAACTGAGTTATGACACCTTTGTGGACGATATCCTTTCGGCCACGCTGGTTGCCGAGATGCAAGTTTTTTAACTCGCTCTGACAATTCGTCACAATGAACTGTCAACTCTGCACACTCCCATTCAAGTGCTTTAACTTTGCGTGTCAGCACTAGAACTTCATTTTCCAAGAACGCTTCATTACGTCCTTGTCCTTCACTATTACTCATGACTAGACTCCTCTATGAGTTTCAATACTTGTATTCTATACTGATTCTTGTCAATTGTCAAGAACCTTTTGTAATTATTCATCAGTTTTTTAAGATCGTACCATATGTAATCCTCTGCTAAACGCCTATTCCAAGTTTTAGTAAATCCTACGAGCTCATCTAGAATAATAAGAGTTTCCAATGATACTCTTTTGCCAAGATATTCTTTTAAAATAAGTGGATGCTCAGAACTTTTTGATTCGAATATTGGATTGAAATTCTTTACGAAGGGACGAATTTCTTCGGTAAATATGTCATAGAAATTGTTTCTTTTCTCTTTCCATTGTTCATAGTTCTCATCATTAAAGTTAGCAACGAAGCCTTGTTTATCTACAATAAAGTTAGCTACTAGATAGTTCTTAATATCCTCATACTCTTCATATTTTTTGGAAAGTTTGACAAAGAAAATTCTGTCCTTGCGTTTATAGAACGAGTTTCTAGGTACACGACTTTTGCCTTTGTAAGTCAAAAAGTCATAATCATTCTTACTGAAATGTGCTTTCATAGCACAATACATTAAATAAACGTCAATTGGTTCCATAATTCATATATTATTTGTCATTTACACTCTTGAATATATTTGTATTCATATTAATACTAAATGATCTTCTTTCACCATCACAACTAAAAGGATATACTCCATGTCTTATATTAGCAGGAAACACATACCAATTACCAACCTTTGGCGTAAATGATATTCTGTCATTTTCAAAGTATGAATTGGTGTAACCAATTGAGCTAAGAAGTTCTAAATTTCCAGCTGGTGAGTATTTTTTCTGTACTCGATTTGAACCCCCTTTTTTACGTTCCTTTGATAAATCTGGAACTTTCAAAAATCCTACACAAGTTAATTGACAATCATTATGTGTATGAATAGGATTAAAGTCTCCAACAAAAGATCGTATATACCAAGCAGATAGAACATCAGTTTGCATTCTGCTGATAGCTTGTGCTACTTGTTCTTTAGATGCTCCTAAAATATTTTGCTCTGGAATATAAAGTTGATTAAAGTATCCAGATACATATGCTTGAACTTGAGTACCTAACCATTTACCCCATTTATTAATAATGTCCGCTGGAATTAAAAGTTCCTGTTCAACTTGGCCAACGAGGGCATGTGAATGATCAGCTAATTTGGATATTTCTTCATCTTTAATAATATCATCACAACCTTTATTAAGGTCGTTCACTAATTCTTTTGGTAATTCAGCATAACCAATTGGCGGACCAAATGGAAAATATGTTTGCAAAGATTTCATTATATTGGTAGTTGTGCTTGCCTCGGTAAAAAATTTAAGTCTCTTGCATTTGCTTCGATCTTTTCTTTAAGACCTTTTGAGATAAGAGAGCTGACAGACTCAGGTTCAATTCCCTCTTGTTCGCAATAATGTAAAACAGCATCCATATGAGTGATCTGTTTTTCTTTTGCGATAGTTTCTATTGCTATTGTAAAAGTTTTTGTTGTGATTAAAGCCATTGATATCCTTCATTATAATAAGTTGGGGAGTTAACCATGACTCCCCACGGATGTATTACGGCATCACCCGTTGGTGTCCCACAAGCCGGATGGGATAAATGGTTGCACGTTGGAGGCTTCTAAATCCACACCAATCTCCTTTATGTTTCCTTTATTAAAATCAAACTCGCCTTAGTGCGTTAGTTTAAAGTGGGGTTATTCTGTTACTAGGAAACCCCAAAAACCCTATTCAATTAAGCAGCTCGTAGAGCAGCGTAACCAGCAGCAACAACAGACCGAGGTGCTGTACCCATACGATACTTCATATAGGTTTCACCGTCATAAGACGATGTACGCTTGTTCAGAAAAATAGAATAACCTTCTGAACGCAACTTACTGATTACCGCACGAACATTCTTAACACCATAACGTGCTGAAATCTGTTTTGCGGTAAGTTCTGCACCATTCACAAGTGCATTAGCGACCTTAGCGGTCTGGGTAGTAGTAGTCATAATCAATTATCTCCTTTATCATGACAAATTTGAATTGCTTTATAGGCAATCCTTAAAGTGGGGGTATTCTGTTGCTAGGAACCCCCGAAACCCCGAGCGACTAAGCAGCTAGTGCATAATCCTCAAATGCAAAGTTATCGTTTGCGTTTACTATAGTGGACTATAAGGCGTCCAATCCACAATTCTCCACTTTCCTATACATTGCCAGTCGATCCTATTTCGCCCCCATCAAAAAAAGATTAGGTACGCAATTCCACCAAGAAGAAATATGTCAGCACAAATACTCCAAACGACATAAGCCTTAAACATCCACTTAACGGCTTCCTTTGCGAGTAGGGTCTGGGTCTTCATCTTGACCCCCCTCTTGGTATTCTACTAATACAATCATACCAATCTCCTTTTGGTGGAGGCGTTGGGTACTGCCCCCAAGTCCTGTACAATTTTCAGTCCGTATCATCAAACTGTACTATATTTATACCATATTAAATGCATTTTGTCAAGTCTTTTTTTCATTTTTTACCAGCCCATAATATCTTTAGTTTCTTGAGGAACCATATCCATAGTAAATGGTGGTGTAAATGTAATCTCCACATTTACTGTAAGAACATTCTTCGCATAACCAGCCTTTTCTATACTTTCTACTATTTGATCTGCAAAGGGACAGAAAGCACTGGTTAACGTAGCAGTGATATTTACTGCGCTCTCTTTTTCATCTATATCAATATCATATATCAAACCCAAATCATACACATTGGTACTAATTTCTGGATCATAAACTTCTCGTAGATTTGCAATTATCTGTTCTTTATCAATAGTCATCATCATCCCTTCGGTAAAATATCTTTTGGGTTAATTAATTTAAATCTAATTTCATCATCAACTTCTTGGTTGCCAGGTTCGCCCGGCCGACGTTTCTTTTTCTTTACTTCTACATATGTCCTAACACCAGCTTTACGAGCCTCAGCTGCATCTCTTAATTTTTTATGTTTTTTCTTTGTGTAAGGAATTTTGTATGCTCGTGGTACACTTTCATCTGGATATGTAAACCAGAGCATAGGATTAGTCAGTTGGTTTAGAGTTAGTCCTTCAGGCTTCTCTGTTGAAGATAGTTCTCTTACCCAAAGATATATTGCGCCAGGATGATTTGTTATCTTACTTGGTTCTTTAATTTGAAACCAAATTAGTTGAGAAT